GTTTGCTCCAAATTTTTGTATCAACTAAAGCCGGAGCGTTAGCCTCTGTAACAGCTATACAAAGAGTGTGAAAACCGCCAATTTTACGAGAGTTAATTGAATTATAACCCTCTGGGAATGTTGAATTTAATGACACTTTAAGCTCAACAGTCTTAATAATTTCTTTGGTTTCTTCGTCCTCCTCATCTTTCTGAACAAGATAAATATAATAATCTTTTCCAGCAGTTAAGGAGCTAATCCCCGTGTCTAAAAGCTCATAAATGTTGTACTCCGTATCTTCATCAACTTGCAAATATCTGATATCATCTTCCATAAGCTCAAGTCTAATAATAGTCCCAGCTTTAACCGTAATACTGTTTTTTGCAGTTGAAACAATAAACGCTTTTTCTTTAAGCGTATTGTTGTAATCGGGCATTACTTGAGGCTCAATTGTGGTTTTAAATTCCTCAAGGTTTGTTTCAACACCTTTTAGATCTGTCCCGCACGTTTCGATTGCCTCTTTTACCGCCTGAAAATTCTCGTTGACCTCTGACGATTTCGCTTTAGTCCCCGCAATAAATTGATGTGGTAAATTCATTGTTACTCTCCTATGTATTTGTCGTAATTATCTAATATTTGCTGGGTATAAGGTTTTAGTTTTCGAGTAGGCTCGTGTCCAAATTGGATAATTTTTACAGCCTCCTCAACTGATTGCCTCAATTCCATTAAATACTCTGTCTTTTCTTCGCTGCTTAAATTAGCAAATTCAGGATTGTTTAATGCTTGTTCCCTCAATACATAATTTAAGCGTCCGTATTCGTGTTGATATTGGCTAAATTGCTCATTATCGAGTTTTACATTTTCGCCGTTTATCCTTATAGTTCGTTTAGATTTTTTCAATGCTATTGTAGTTTTGCCCTTAACGTCGCTTTCTTCCATTTCTTTGCTCAACTCGTTAAGTGCGTTATTTGTAGGGTTGTTATTATAATTTCTAATACCCAAATCAATACCTTGACCTAAAGCCCTTAATACTGGATTTTGGATATTATCAACCATAACAGGCTCGCCCATAGCATTGTATTTTATTGGTAGAGTTTTACTTGCAAAAGGTATTCCGTTTATAACTCTATTTGCGATATATTCCGGAGTATTTTCTGTGTAAATTTCTCTACCGTATGGATCAACCACGTTTCTAATATTTCGTTGCAAACCGCTCATAGGCACTAATTGAGTTAAATAATTTATGCCTTGATTTCTCACAGCGTTATCGACAATTTCAGCCGGTGTGAGTTGTTGCCCGTAACCGCTACTAGCAATACTTGTAAGATCCCCAACAGCCTTAACTGCTGGCATATCAGATACAGCCATTCCCGCATTGAGTAACGCTTGCATTCCGCCCTCACGATTAAGACCTTTTTCGCCAAGAGCTCGCCCAACAGCAATAGGAATTGCCAAGTTAGGAGCATTCGCAAGTGAAAATGACTTATTGCCAATTGCGATTGATTGAGGCTGCATACCGGTAATTTCATTATTGTAATTCGTTTTTTCTCCGATATTACTATCAATGTAACCTTTACCAATACCCCAGCCAGTACCCATTAAGCCAAGACCTTTAATACCCTTTGCTGTTAATATTTCAGCGTCCCTTAACGCCTCCGGCGTATCTGCTTTTATTAGCTTATAAGCTCCAACAGGAATACCGCCGACGTTTTTCAAACCCTCCTCTGAAATATTCGCAACAGTTTGAACAAAAGGCATAGTCCAATCGCCAACTTTAAATGCTCCCATAGGAATTTTATTTAAAGTATCTCTAATCCCTAAACTTGCCTTGCTCGCCCAAGTATCGCCTTGATAAACAGCGTCCCGAGCCTCTTTTACAGCTTGCTCAACCATTTCATCAGTAGGAGCTTTTTGACCGCTTGCGGCTAATTGATCTGCAATTGAACTAGCATAACGCCCCTCATAAAACATACGATCAGGCACTCTGATAGAATAATTTAAGCCCTTTTCAAGACCACTCATTATATTTTCAAAGGCTTGAGGTACTTTCCCCCAACCCTCTACTTCATTCAAAGGTTTATATCTAAATTGAGCTGCTTTTGGTAAATCAAAACGAGAACCCTCTCCAGCTCTGCCGGTAGTAATCCCCAGTTTTACATCTTCCGCACCCTCTGAAAAGCCTTTTTTAAGACCTTGCAACCATTCGTCAAAATGTAAACCCTCACGAGTTTTTACACCTTTAGTAGGTTGAGTTATGTATTTTGAAATTCCATTAGCAATAATCTCATCAAGAGCTTGATCTCCTTGAAATAATCCAGTAAATAAAAAGTCTTTAATTCTTGATTTTGGAGATAATAACATATTTGCATAACGATATGTATTTACTTTATTCATAAATTTACGAGGGATTTTATCCCCAATATATTTACGAACTAACGCTTTCGCAACTTCTCTTTGTCTATCATCTGTTGCGTTTTCAATATCAGTCGTTAATTTTTGAATATTTTTGTAATCAGCCTCCGTAATTTCTGGAACATTATACTTTTTATTGATAACTTTTACTAAATTATCATTAGTCAATTCACCCTTATTTTTTAAGTCCATAATCTTATCAATAAGGTATTTTCGCTCTCTTTTATTTACTCTTTTTAGACTTTCGTTTAATGCAGCCTCACCGCCTCCGCTTGCCTCAACAAGATTAGGAACATTATCGATAATATCATTAACCTTTTTCGGTGTTGCTTTTCTGATTGTACCGGCAAGCACTTGTATAGCACCCTCTGGAGTGTCCATTTTTAATAAGCTACGGGCTTGCATTGCTTGTCCGATAGGTGTACCGTCTGCCGCCCATTTATTTAATTTCCATAAAGGAATACTGCCGCTTTCAAGGTTATTTTTAATATCCATTGCCCTAGCAGTAACACTCAAATCGCTTATATCGTCGCTTTCAATTAGTCTTTGAATTTCATCAGGTGTCATACGATCCAATTGAGCTTTATTAACATCATAGCCCCTTGTTAGATATGTCCTGTCTGTTATCGAACCAGCTACATCAGAATTGATATTTTTCTCAACTGTTTTAACCGCTCCTCTAACTTTAGTTTCTCGACCGCTCAAAGCGTCAAAATTTCCTTTTGTTGTATTAAAATCGTCAGCTTTTGTAAAAGCCTCCCAATATTTATTCCAATACTCGCTTGCGTGTTCGTCCTCAAGAGCACTTGTTTTAGCCTCTAGTCTAGCCTCAAGCTCCATAGATTTAGCCTGATCTCTTAAAATTTCAGGATTTTTCTTAATTTCGCTTAAAATTTTATTAAATTCTTCATCAGCCTCTTGAGTTGCCCTTGTGTAAGGATCATCAATATTTTTGCTCCAATATCTATTTTTATGACGCATTTTAATAGTAGTTTTAGCAGTTTTAGGGGCTTTTAAGTCCTCAACGCCTTGCTTAAACTCTCTTTTATTTGTCGCCATATCCTTTTTAGAGATATTTTTAATATCCTCGCTTTTTACAATATTTTGTGTAGGATTTTCTACAATTTCCGCCTTAACAACTTTTTCAACTTGTTTCGGGGTTGCAGCATTTCTACCCTTATTTAATCCGGCAATTATCGGATCTAATTTGCTTATAACTGGATTTAGGATCGCACCGCCAGCACTACCAGCAACAAGACCTCCTCCTCCGTACATCAAAGGACGTTTTAATAAATCCATTGATATACCGTTATCAGCCAAACTACTTGTAATACCTTGAGTAATACCTCCGATTACCCCAGTTTTAGCCCCTTGTTTAGCTCCTTGTTTTATAAGCTCTTTTACGCCAACTTTAGCCCCAGCTTTAGCAACAGTACCACTACCACCAGTAGCAACGTCAACACCGATATTGACAGGAGCAACAAGATTTAAGCCAAACGATTTAGCGTCTGTCTTTAATTTTTCTTTTATAGGAGCATTAAGTCCGTATTTTGCTTGCATTTCCCATTGAGGCACTTGTCCTCGATAACTTTGAAAATTAGTAAATACGGTTGCTGGCTGGTAATCCTTTTGTATTCCTGAAATAATCGGGTGCTTTTTCTCCCACTCCGCACGTTTTCTCAAGTTTTCACGAGCTCGAGCTTTTACTTCCTCATTCATTTGTTGATTTTGCATTTCTAATTTTTGGTTAAATTCTGCAAATTTTTCTTTAAATGTTTTAGGAGGTTGTTTTTGTTCTTGCTTTTGTTCGGTTTTTTGAGATTGTGCGACTGTTTCTGATTTCTTCTGATTATTATTGACAGTTTGAGCGGGCTTTTTAGCACTCAATGATTTATATTTATTATTCAAATTATTGAAAATTTCATCATCTGTTTGCCCTTGACCTCTATAATGTTTTACAGTATTAGCAATATCCTCCTCTGTAAAACCGTTTTTTATAAAGGTGCTGTGCATTTCTTCGGTAATTTTAACAGCCATAATTTACTCCATTTAATATAAAAGTTTTGGTTTAGAACTTCCGCCACTACCTCCAGTATGTTTATGTTCAACAGTTGAATTAGTACCACCTTTGCGAACATTAACAGTAACTTTAGGCTTGCCGACGTACTCTGTTTCTTTTTTAATTTTTTCCACTTGAGCGTCTGTCTTTTTAGTCTGATTGCTTTCGCTAATCTCTCCGACATCAATTCCATAGATTTTAAGCAATTTTTCAGCCTCATCAGATGAAATAGTACCGTTTTTATGACCGTCCATAATCAACTTCAAGCGTGTTGTATTATCTTTTGCACTCGCTATATCTCTTGCGGTTTGTTGCTTACGTTGTTGAATGCCCAAATTTATAAACTTATCAGCCGTTAAGCCTGAATAATCAGCAAGCGGGTTAAGGGTTGAACTATCGAGCCCCATTTGATCGTACATATTTTTTGCTTGTTGATAATTGCTATAATTCTGAATTTGTTTATAAGCCTCATTTGAACCGTTAGAAACACCTCGAGCAATATTATTAAACATACTTTGATTAGGATCGTATTGTGTCCCTCCAAAGCCTGATAAAAACTTACTTGTCATTAAAACTCTTTGCCTTGTAGTATCGTCCCAGCTTGACGGAGCAAGATTTTTAAGAGCGTTTACTACTGCATTGGTTTTAGCTTGCTCTTGAACTTGCCCAACTGGATTTTGTACTGGAGGTTGATTTTGCACAGATCCAGCAATAGGAGTTTGTACTTGTTCTTGAGGCACTTGTTGAACTGGTGCTTGTGTTTGTGTCGGTACTGGTTGTTGCTGTTGTTGAGCTCGACCACCTTTTAAACCGTTTAATAAATTATTCCAAAATGCCATTTTATCCTCCTTAAATATCGTCCAAGAATGAAGAACCAAGCCCCAATACGCCACCTATTAAAGCTCCCCAAGGACCACCGAAAGACGCACCCATTTGAGCACCGTTTACCGTTCCTGATAGAGCTTGCGACACGTCGCTTTGATTTTCACTATCTACGCTAAAAATTCCTTGCAATCCGTCTTTATAATCCCCGTCTTTTGCGAAAGAGCCTAAACCATTTAAAGCTCCTCCAATTAAACCGCCATAGCCTCCCATAGAGCTACCAGCAGTTGAACTCGCCGCAGAATTGCCCGCAGAATTGCCAAAAGTTTTATATAAATTCCAAATTTTACTACCGTTTGAAACTAAATCCCCACCGCTTGTATTTTCTCGATCAGGGATAATACTTTCGTCATAATCTCCGTCTGTTTCGGGAATAGTAGTTGTTTTATCTTTACCAAATAAACCACCCAAACCATTCATTAAACTAACGCCGCCCTCTAAAATACTTGATAATCCATTACCTGATGAATTATCTTGACTTTGTGTCGGTTGTTGAACAATTTGAGGTCTGCTACTTAACGCAACAGAATTTAATCGAGGCATTGCTTGACCTTGATTTACACCAACTACAACGGGGTTAATAGGATTGTTGTTTCTACTATTTTGTAATAAATCCTTGTTTTGTTGTGTTAAAGTTTGATACATTATTTACCCCCTGTGTTTTTAGCAAAATTACCCCAACCACCGGCAAGAGTTCCAAGACCACCCGCAAGGCTACCAATACCTGAAAGAGTGTTAAATAGACCGCTACCATTATTTGATTGGTTGTTATAATTTGCATATTGTAGATTTTGATTTGCAGCACTTTGTTGATTATTTGTATTTAATTGAGAAATAGAACCGCTTAAATCATAATAACCATTCATAGCATTTTGTAAGTTTGTAGCGTATGCTAATAGGTTATTTCTGTAATTTAAAGCGTTATTTTCTTTATTTGCTGCCAAATCTGCAACGGTATCGCTATAACTATCGCTCAATGTTTTGATCTTATTCCAACCGGTTGAACTTCCGACTTGTCCGCCAGTAATTAAGCTATCTTTTAAAGCCGTCATTTGTGGTAACATTGCCGAGTTTACTTCGGACAACTGGTTATCATAATATCTTTGAGCGTATTCGTCCGCACTTTCTGTACTTGTTGCGTCTTTGAATGCAACAGGGATTGCAGCTTGCAAATAATTCATAGATTGTTGCTCACCGCTTGTCGGATTATATTTAGTAACGTAATCGTTGCCGTTCCAGTATGTTTGAGCGACAGTCCTATCCCCGATTTTGTATGATGAGGTAGGCTTGCTCTCTTTTTTCTTCTTTTTACCCATAAAAATATTCTCCGTTTTTATTTATTAGTCCCGCTCTTGATAAGCTGATTTTGGCGGTTTTTTGGCTCGTTATAGCCTTTACCTTATAATCAGGATAATAATGCCTCAAATAAGCCATTAACTCCTTGATTGATTGTCTTGTATTAACGTGTCTGAACGAAAAACCCCCAAACTCAATAATTTTATTTTCGTGATCTATATCATCAACAAATAAGCAACCAATAAAGACGCCCTCATCATAAACCTTATAAAAATGCTCTGATGTTTTTATAATTCGTCCCAATTGTTTTATTGCAGTTTTTGAAGAATAGACAAATAATTTACGACAAGGAAGAAAACATTTAAGAGTTTCCTTGTCGGGCTTTGTAATACGTTGAAAAATCATTATTTATTTTTCACCTTTACTCTCGTAGTCGATAACTTGTTAATTGTAAAATCTTGTGAGCTATCTTCCGCCACAAATCGTAGCCTCAAGCGGTTATGTTTTCGAGGTTTATCAAGCATACACTCCATAAGAACCTCCCAAGCCCATAAACTTTCTTCGCTGTCCCAGTCGTCCTCGTCCCATACAAACATTGCGGGATCGTCCCCGCTTATAACTTCTTGCCTATCGGGGTTAATATCCCCGTCGAAATAATAATCAAGATAAAAATTATTGTTTTCTTGTGCCTCAACATAAGCAAAAAGTTTAAATTTTTGTTTGTTGTGCGTACCGTTAAAATCAAGTTCAGGAAATTCCGCAATAGCTGGAATATCCAAGCCGTTAAAAGTTTTACCTTTTAATTCTTGTAAAATTTCTCCGTTATCAGTACCGCTCAAAATCATACCGTCAAATTCTAATAAACAGTTGATTTTTTGTTGTATTCGAGGAGGCAACCAATAATAATGTGATTGTCTGCCTGTTTTAAAACGATATATAAAAATGTGAGATTGATCACTTCCTGAAATAGGAATATTAAACCATACCTCATTACGTCCTTGACAAGTTACAGATAATGCAAATACATCATCATTTTTCGTTAAATCTCGTTTGCTAAACCAGTTTTGAATAATCCACGCTATATTTTCATCAACTTTTTTTGTATCTTCTTGAGTTACATTTACGGGATAAATACCGTCGTGAGCAAGATATAACGCATAATTACCGTGCTTTAATAACCCCTTACTGCTTACAGCGTGGTTAGGAGAAAGCGTTGTAAAAGCAAAACCGGTAGTATCTTTTGAGCAATAATAAGTTGATTTCTTTGTAGCAATCAAAAGTCCGCCCGAGTAAGTTGTTATCGAAACAATATCGCTATCCAATTGAACCCAGCCAGCGTCGTCGTCCTCTGTTGACCATACAAAAGGATCTAAAGATTTACTCCAATGAACTCTATCCGCTACACCGCACCAAACACGACCAAAAAAGACCTCCATAATAGAACTTCTTACTTGTCGATCGTAATTATCCAGCTCATCAATCAACTCAATCTCCGGATCTGCTCCTAATTCGATTTTTATAAAAGGATCTGAACCATTGCCAAAAATCCCCAAATATCTTTTATCTGGTAAAGTTTGACTAAAATTAACAAAAGAACTATAAACAGCGTTTTTATCTAATCCCCTTTTTAATAAAGTTAGATTAAAATTACTGTCAATATAATACAATTTTCCCTCTGTATTATCGACAGTATGCACCAATAAATAGTTTTTATCTTTTTGGTATGTATAGCTGTATAGAGCCTTAATTTTTTCGTTAGGAATTGCTTTATAAAGAACATTGCCCAGCATTTTTTTAAAGCCATAGCCATTATTGTTATCAGTTGAATAAATATCAACATTCTTACTATCGCCAATAAAAGACACTAGATCCTCTGTCATATGTGCTTGTTCGCACGCATAACCACCCGAAAAATTGTTATAAGTTTTTTGTCCTAATCTTATTGTTGCCACGGCATTAAAAATCCTTTACTTTCGTCGTTGTCATAAGTTCCTAAATCTGCTTTTTCAAGCAATTTATATACTTCTGAATATCTTAATGTATGCTCCTGATATTCTTCATCAGTAGGATCACCGTTTAAAATCTCATTGCAGAAGTATGTAAGACAGTCAATAAACAAATCCTCCAATCTTTCAGAAATGTTTAAAACGTCGCTGGAGGCTGTAAATTCTCTCTTTACATTTCCCTCCTCATCAACTACCGGCATTGTGTCGAATAGCTCAAATTTTACCTGATAATCTTTATCAGGTTGAGGATAAAACCTTATGCGATCGTTTCTGTCAATGTAATATCTTTGAGGTGTTCCCTTTGCCTCACTATAAAAAGGTATGTCCTTATCGTATTTCAAGGGGTTATTGTCAATTGTAATGCCCTCTTGAGCAATTAACCCCTTTGGCATACTTAAATAAGGCGTTAGCTGTGTAAGGGTTTCCTCAACAACATTACGTCTAAAATTCCACTCTTTTGAGTTCCATAAAACCCTTATAGCACGGTTAAGCCCGTTGAGTGCCTCTTTTTTTACAGCACCCCACGAGCTTACCTTACTAACTTCGGTATTACTGGAATAGGATATAAAAGAGATTATATCTAATGCAGTTTTCACCGATTTACCCCCTATTTATTAGCCTTTTCATACTTTTCAATTTTGTATGGGTGTTTTTCAATTTTTGTTGCACCATTAACTAATTTTTCTTTAAGATGTTTTTGAATTGAACCAACAATACCTTGAACCTCATCACCAGTCATAATAGTAGTAATACCAGCTTTTTCGTTAAAAACTTTATACAAAATATTTTTTGCAAAAGGATTATAAGTCGGTTTTACTTCTACGCCAGTAACTTGAGCAATTTTTTCACCCAATAAAGCGTTTTCTTCTGCTGTGTTTGCCTTTAAATTAGACAATTCAGTTGCAAGCTCGTTGTTGCGAGTAGCTAAAGCCTCTAATTGTGCCTTATTTTCTTCTGCTTGAGCTTTTAATTGAGCTTTGAACTCATCTGCTTGAGCTTTCAATAGTGCTTGTACATCTACTTGAGGCTCTGTTGCCTTTTGTGGTTCTGTTGCTTTTGTAGTTGTTTCATTTTTATTTACTTCTGCCATTTGTTTTACTCCTTATTTTGTGTACTTCATTAAATCAATAAAATAGGGGCATTAAGCCCCTATTATTATGCTGCAATTGTGCATTCGCATTTAGAAAGACCTTTAGGTAACAATGTTTTACCACCGTAAACATAAAGACCTCTTACTAAATCGTTAAAGCCACTTTCAGATCTCAAGTGTTCAACTTTTGAAACTTGACCAGCGAAAGTGATAGCGTCCTCGATACCAGCAAGAACCTCAACTTTACCCTCAACGGTTTTCATATTAGTTGCAACCATTACGTCAAAACCACAGAAGTCGTACACAGTACCCTCTCTGATAGTTTTATCCGCTAAAGCTGATCCTCTATCTTTCATTTCAGGAGAAAGTAAGATAAGAGCCTCAATATCAGGGTTTACAACTGCCCACGGACGGCGACCAGCTGCGTCTTTACCTTTTTGAGAGATAGCGTTTGATGTTCTCAAACATTTTTTCAACTCAACAAACATTTGATAAACATTATCTTTTGTTAGAGATTTTGCTGGAACTACGTTTGCAGCGTCAACGTCTGCTCTTTTTGATAAAAGAAAAGTATCTTTAATCATTTCAATTGCAAACGCTGCTCTTGAGATATATTTATCAGTTAATTTTTGGCTTGCTTGAGCTTTTGTTACATCATTAACCTTGAAAGCGAAATATTTTTCTTGGTCGATTTCAAGAGCTAAATCTGTTGCTGTTAAATCTTGGTAGATCAACGCAGTATCTGCCTCGTGATCCAAAATGTCAATATCGCCAACTTCTTGAATATTAACTTTATCGCCACATTGTTTGATTTCGCCCTCGTAATCCTTGTTTACACAATCTTTCATTACGCCGACATCATCAAGTTTTTTGTTTAATTTTTTGCTCCAAAACTCTGGAATAAATACACCTAATTTTTTTGTGTTTTTTGTTGCTACTGACATAATTTTAACTCCTTATAATTTTTAAATGTGTTACTCAACTAAGCCCGCAGCTACTTGCTCGCTAATTTTAGCCTCATATTTTGCAAACTCACGATCGCTCATTTTTGCGATTTCCGCTCTTGTGAAAATATGATCGTCTTTAAATTTAGCTTTAGAGTTCGTGTTTGTTACAAGTTTTTTCTTGTGTGCGTCGTCCTCTTGTTTTGCTGCTTGCTCTTTTATATAGTCCTCAATGGCTTGTTTACGCACATTTGCGACTAATTCAGCAACGCCCTCAATTGTTTCCGGCGGATCATACCACGCATTAAAGACAGTCGGATCGTCTTTGTAGCGTTCTTTATCTTTTGCCTTTAACTCCTCAAATTTTGCGGTTGCATTGTTTTTAACATTGTTAATCTCGGCTTGTAGTCGAGCGTTACAAGTGTTTTGAATATTTAACAATTCAGCCGTAAATTGAGAGGCTTGCTGTGGTGGAAGATTTGCCACAATATCATCAACAGAGTTAATCACGGCGTCGCTAGGAATAAAAGAGCTATATTTATAGCCCAAACCCTGTAAGCGGTGTGCATAATCTTGATTTACTTTGCTTTGAACTGCTTGGATCTCCCTGTCAACATCAGGTAAAGAGTTCGTATCTTGCATATTAAGTTGCTTTTTAAGCTCTTTAATCTCATTTGCTTGAGTAGTAATTTTAGCTTGAGCGTCCTTAAATCCCTTGTCTGCGTCCTCTTTAGTCTTAAATGTTCCTAGAAAGTTCTCATCTTCCTCATCATCTGATGAAGTCGGATCAATAGTGTCGTCGTCCTCTGATTTGTCCTCCTCGTCGTCAATTTCTTCGTCAAGATCGGGATCGTCGGTCGTTTCGTCCACTTCCTCGATAGTTTCATCATCTAATTGGTTTTCGATTACTTCGTTTTCGTCCATTGTTTACTCCTTATATTTTTTCTATATCGTCCATAGCCCTTTTATATCCTTGAATATAAGCTATGTTTTCCGCTTTATTGATTAAATCCAGTAGCTGCCTCCTCTGGTATTCCTTGAGGCAACCCCATTTGTCCGCTATTAGCGTCAAATCCTTGAGCTCCTGTAAGAGCTCCTCCGTTGAAAGTTGCTTGTGCATAATCTTGTATTACCTTTTCTTTCTGCATATCGTTTACGTTTTTCTCGATTTGCTCTCTGTCGTCCAAAAGTACACGCCCTGTATTGTCAAAATCGAATTGCTCCATAGTCATTTTGAACAGCTCGACAATATCAGTTTTCTTACGCAATTCAGGATCTTGCATAAATTCTCTGATAGCTGTTAAAATTTCCTTATATCTTACTAGGCGTTCAGCTTTTGACTTGCTGTCGGTGTAAATATAGCGATAGTTTCCGTTTCTGCTCTCGTCAGTAACTTGAATTTTCTCGCCTTTATTATTACCCTTATCAAATTGATAAATATTTTCAGTTCCAAATTTTTCATTTGCGATTGTGTCCGCTGTTTTTTCAATAATTGGAATGATAATATTTGAATAAATCTTGTCTGTAACTCTGTTTTGCCTTGTAGATTGTCCAGCGACGACTGCTTTTGTTTCGGTTGCTGTTCGATCTCTGCTTTCTTCTGCTCCGACCATATTTTTAAATATGCCGGTTGCCCTCTCGATTAGAGATTTAAAGTAAGAAATAAAATCGAACCCAGTCAATGCACCAGTAAAATCAAGCCTTTCAGGTTTTAAACCCGTTTTACTTAATTCGTCCGCCTCATACTCGATAACCTTACCCGATCTAATTTTGACGTCCTTATCAAGCATTTTTTTAGGTGATAACCAAACAGGGTTTATAATTAAATCCAAACAAAATACTTGCTTTGATAAAATTTCGCTTGAAATATCATTTAAAGATTTTGCAACTCTTAACGAGCTTATGCCTCTGCGAGTGTCGGGATCTTCGAGAATATTTCCATATACAAAAGGCTTATGCAAATATGGGTTAGGCTCAAATCTTATAATATGCGTTTGATTAGCAACCACGATTAAATAGTTTCTAATCATTTTATTATCGATCTTGATGTCGCCCCAGTATTCAATAATCTCGATTAAACCGTCTTTGCCCTTGTCTTTGTCCCCGTCTTTTTTGATCTGATATTCTTCACGGTT